TAAAAGTATAATAATTAAAATCTCTTAAAAGACCTAAGCTATTATCTATAGAAGTAATTTCAGTTTTAATTCGTTCATCTGAAGGACAGGACGGATAAGGGGATGGAGGTCCAGGAGGGCCTGTTGGACCAGGAGGTCCAGCTGGTCCAGGAGGACCGCCAGGTCCAGGAGGACCGCTAGGTCCAGGACCACCGGCCGGGCCAGGACCACCGGATCCGGCCGGGCCGGGACCACCGGCCGGACCAGCTGGTCCGGAACCAGGTGGACCAGGGGGGCCAGGCGGGCCTTGACCACCGGCTCCGCCAGGGGGTCCAGTAGGTCCAGGCGGTCCTTGACCACCAGGAGGACCCGGAGGGCCAGGAGGAGAAGAACCACCCGGGCCGGTCGGACCAGGCGGGCCTGGAGGGCCTCCACTACCACTAGGACCGCGCGGGCCAGCGCCACCGGGAGGACCGAGTGGACCTGAAGGACCTGGAGGACCGGGTGGACCGGGTGGACCTGGAGGAGCGGCTCCTTGAAAGCCTTGCGGACCTTGGGGTCCGGTTGAACCTTGAAAACCTTGTGGACCTTGCGGTCCTCCCGGGCCAGGCGGTCCAGCAGTACCTGCAGGGCCAGTTGTGCCTTGAAAACCTTGCGGTCCTTGTACTAAAGAACCTTGCGGGCCCTGGCCACCTTGTGGGCCTTGACCTCCTTGCGGGCCTGTAGGTCCAGCAGATCCTTGTCTACCGGTAGGACCCGTAGGTCCTGCTACCCCTTGCGGTCCTGTAGGGCCTTGTGGTCCATTACTTCCATTTGTACCAGCTGTGCCTTGTGGCCCTGTAGGGCCTTGTGGTCCTGTTGTGCCTACTGTACCTGCAGGTCCTTGAGGTCCGGTATATCCGGTACTACCTTGCGGGCCAGTGTAGCCTGAAAATCCGGATATACCACTAAAGCCGGATATACCTGAAAATCCACTAGCACCACTATAGCCTGAGTTTCCAGCATAACCAGATCTGCCAGAAACACCAGAAACACCGGAAGAAGCTGTATAAGTAGATTGAGCCATTCAGTAATATTTATCTTTAATATTTACTTCTACAAGTGGTAGGGTAAATTAAAATGCTGATGAAATAGCTACTCTACGCCACGCACTTGTAGTAGTGTCATATACATAGAAATGAGTACTGTTTACAGCCCAATACCCTGCTGCTCCTGCAGAAGCAGATGTGGCTGGAACGGATACTAAAAATGTATTAGTTTGTGAACCGTTTAGTATACCACGCATATTAAGCACAACCCCAGTGGTTGTGCTTGTTGCAACTAATACCGGCTTATATACTGAACCGAGCGTGGTAGGTTCAGTAATAGTAGCTGAACCTGCAACAGTATTAGACAAGAAATAAACTTCTCCATCTACTAAACCGCTTAAACCAGTAATTGCTCCAACGTAAACAACGGTAAACTCGGAACCAGTAGCAGATTGTACTATTCCAATCACTTCTGCATTAGCTACTGTATCTGCTTGAGCTAATGCGTAACCTCCTGAGGTTTTTTTAATAACATTACCTGGTGAAAAAGAATTCGAATAGGTAATAGTTTGTGCACCGGCTATACCAGATGCGCCTGAATAACCGCTTATACCCGAATAACCAGAGATACCTGAGTATCCTGAAATACCTGAATACCCAGAGAAACCAGAGTAACCTGAAGTACCAGAGTAACCTGAATAACCAGAAAAGCCGGAAGTACTAGCGCCTGAATAACCAGAAAAGCCGGATGTGCTATCGCCACTATATCCGCTATATCCGGATGTACCTATTCCAGAGTATCCCGATTCGCCTGAATAACCAGAAAAGCCGGAAGCAGCTGCAGCACCAGCACCAGAGTAACCTGAATACCCTGAAAAACCAGATGTACTATCGCCTGAATAGCCTGAGTAACCTGAAGTGCTGTTACCTGAATAGCCTGAGTAACCAGAGGCTGCATTAGGATTTGTTCCGAGATATGGCATATTGTGTTAGGTTAATTCTAAAATAGACATTACTACATCAGCTGAGCTAGCTAAGCTGCTTTTTACTTTAATTGAATAACCTGTATTGAGAACTACTTTTTGATCTCCACCTACAAGTACAATAGTAGAACCGCCTGGTACTAGTACTTCTCTTATAATATATGTATCATTAGTACCGTCGTTTACTACAGCATCAATATAAATTTGAGCTGCACTTAAAGAACCACCTGAAAGAGAATTAGATATGGCTAACCCGATTACGGTTGTTTGTGTTGCAGCTGCAACTGTATAGCTACCTACAGCTTCAAATGTAGTGCCTATGTTGCGAGATGTTTTTACGTAAAAATTAGATGCCATACGCTATAATTATTTATGAATTTATATATCATTTTGTGATATACATTTGTTATTTATCCAAGAGCAACGGCATACGCTATAGCAAGTTGGGAATCTCCGCTATATCCTGAAATGCCTGAGTTACCGCTATAACCGCTTATACCCGAATAACCGGATGTACTATCCCCACTATATCCGCTTATACCAGAATAACCGCTATCACCGCTATAACCGCTTATGCCTGAATAACCTGAGTATCCACTGTAGCCGGATGTACCGCTGTAACCGCTTATACCAGAGTATCCTGATTGAGCTGGAGCAGTTGCAGATACCCATTGAGCAGAATCTCCATCATTATAATAAACGTTAAGTTGACCATCATCACTATCCCACCATAAAGCACCTTGTGTTGGATTGTCCGGAGGGGATGCAGAAATGGTAGCGCCACTTGTAAACGGTTGCCCATTCACTCTATAGTTGCCGGTGATATCAACATCACCAGAAACAAAAATAGCTGAAGTAGCTGAAACAGTTGCAAATGTTACATTACTATAGGTATTTAATTCTTGGTTTGCACCAGGGCCGCTATAACCGCTTATACCGGAATACCCGCTATCTCCAGAGTATCCACTATAACCAGACTCGCCACTATAACCAGAGTACCCGCTATAGCCTGACTCTCCATAACCGCTATAACCGCTTATACCAGAATAGCCTGAGTAGCCGCTAAAGCCAGATATACCGGAGTACCCAGACCAGCCTGATATACCAGAATAGCCAGAGTACCCTGATATACCACTAAAGCCGCTAATACCACTAAAGCCAGATTGACCGCTATAGCCAGACTCTCCAGACCAGCCTGAATAACCGGACTCGCCACTAAAGCCAGAATAACCAGAAGCAGCAGCGGCGCCAGATATACCACTATAACCAGAGATACCACTATAGCCGGAAATGCCTGAATAACCTGATATACCACTAAAACCAGAGTAACCTGAAATACCACTAAAGCCGCTTATGCCTGAATAACCAGATTCCCCGCTATAGCCGGAGAAGCCAGAAGCAGCAGCTGCCCCAGAAATACCACTATAACCAGAAATACCGCTATAGCCAGAATAACCAGACTCGCCACTAAAGCCACTCAAGCCTGAATAACCACTTATACCAGAATAACCAGAGTAACCTGAAATACCACTAAAGCCGCTTATACCAGAATAACCTGAGTAGCCGCTGTAACCAGATTCGCCACTGTAACCTGAAGTACCGCTATAGCCAGACTCTCCGCTAAAACCGCTTATACCACTATAGCCGGAAATACCTGAAAAACCAGACCAGCCAGATATACCGCTAAAGCCAGAAATACCGGAATAGCCACTGTAACCGCTAATACCAGAGTCTCCTGAATAACCTGATATACCACTATAACCGCTTATACCTGAGTAGCCAGAGTAACCAGATTCCCCAGACCAGCCTGATGTGCCGCTAAAACCACTTATACCGGAATAACCTGAATAACCAGATTCACCACTAAAGCCAGATTCTCCGCTAAAGCCGCTAATACCTGAGTAACCGCTTATACCGGAATAACCTGATATACCGCTAAAGCCAGATATACCACTGTAACCGCTTATACCAGAATAGCCGGACCACCCTGAGGTGCCACTAAAGCCAGAAATACCTGAGTAACCAGACTCACCTATAGCACCAGAATAACCGCTTATACCTGAGTAGCCAGAGTAGCCTGAAATACCAGAGTAACCTGAAATGCCGGAATAGCCACTAATACCACTATAACCACTATAGCCTGACTCTCCTGAGTAGCCACTGAACCCAGATTCTCCACTGTAGCCAGACCAACCTGAAATACCTGAATAACCAGATATACCGCTAAAGCCACTTATACCGGAATAACCAGAGTACCCAGATATACCACTAAAGCCAGATTGTCCTGAAAAACCAGATTCTCCAGAGTAACCACTGTAACCAGATTCTCCTGACCAGCCTGATATACCACTAAAGCCGGACTGACCGGAATAACCGCTAAAGCCGGACCAACCAGAGATGCCTGAATCACCGCTAAAGCCGGACTGACCGGAATAACCGCTGTAACCTGACCATCCTGAAATACCCGAATAACCACTGTACCCGGACCAACCAGAGATGCCGGAATCTCCGCTAAAGCCGCTTACCCCAGAGTAACCTGAGGTACCACTAAACCCAGACTCACCGCTATAGCCAGATTCCCCGGACCAACCTGAAACACCAGAATAACCTGAATAGCCAGAATAACCAGAATAGCCAGACCAACCGGAAATGCCGGAATAGCCTGAATAACCAGACCAACCGGAAACACCACTGTAGCCAGAATAGCCACTATAGCCAGAATAGCCACTATAGCCAGATTCACCGCTGAAGCCAGATTCTCCAGACCAACCGCTAAAGCCAGATTGACCGGAATAACCACTGTAACCAGACCAACCAGATATACCAGAGTCTCCTGAATAACCGGAGTAGCCAGATTCACCGCTGTACCCGGACCAGCCAGAGATACCTGAATAACCAGATTCCCCGCTGAAGCCGCTTATACCAGATTCTCCAGACCAACCTGAAATACCACTAAAGCCGGATTGACCAGAATAGCCACTAAAGCCAGACCAACCAGAGATACCAGAACCAGAGTAGCCAGATTCGCCACTATAACCAGAGAAACCAGAGGTACTTGCACCACTATAACCTGATGTACCGCTGAAGCCAGAATAACCAGAAGTACCTACTGCACCTCTATATAAGCCAGTTTCAATAAAACTATACGTATTGTCCCCGATGTAGTAGTTAATAACTACGTTGTTACGATTAGTTGCATCAGTAGCTGCTCTTGCTTGTACTATGAGTCGATCTGTAACACTAAGACTAATTGGGGTGGTGATATTGTAATCAGTTTCTAGATATGCCGGAGGACCACCCACAGGAACATTATCCGTAATAAATTGAGAATAAGCTGTAAAGAGAGGGGTAGTTGTTGACCCGTTGTATTTTTCAACAACGTAAGCGAGTCTTACGTATGAACCATTACCAGTATTAACAGTGTAGTATTGACCAATAACCCATGTACCTTGCGGTATAACCGTTATTCCCGGCTCCCCAATTGGAGTCATGGAATTACCAAAATTTACATAACCATCTGTATCTCTAAAACCAGTTAAGCCTAGATATGTACTAGTTGGAAGTGTTGGTATAGTATCAAATAAAAAATAACCTGAAAGATCAGAAGCACTAGTAGTTGGATAATAAGTTACACCAACTGCTGGAGCGCCAGACCAACCTGAGAAACCGGAAACACCGGAACCACTATAACCGGAATAACCACTATAACCTGATTCCCCGGACCAACCAGAGATACCAGAATAGCCACTTATACCGCTATAACCAGATATACCGCTATAGCCAGATTCTCCAGAAAAACCGCTTATGCCTGAAAACCCAGACCAACCAGATATACCGCTAAAGCCGGACTGACCAGAATAGCCACTATACCCTGAAAAACCTGATTCCCCACTAAAGCCTGAATAACCAGACCAACCAGATATACCGCTAAAGCCAGATTCCCCGGAATAACCAGAGAAGCCACTTTCTCCGCTAAAGCCGCTTATGCCTGAATAGCCGGACCAGCCTGATATACCGCTAAAGCCTGATTGACCACTGAAACCAGAATAACCACTTTCACCGCTAAAGCCTGACTCTCCGCTAAAGCCTGATTCGCCTGAATAGCCTGATTCACCAGAGTAACCAGAAAAACCAGAAGATGCTGATTGTCCACCTGCACCACTGTAGCCGGAATAACCTGAATGACCAGAAATACCACTAAAGCCAGATTGTCCGCTATAGCCGGAGTAGCCACTAATACCGGACCAGCCTGATATACCCGAGTAGCCACTATATCCAGATTCTCCGGAATAACCCGATTCCCCAGAATAACCTGACCATCCAGAAGTACCGCTAAAGCCAGACTGACCAGAAAAGCCTGAATAACCAGAGTAACCTGACCAACCGCTTACACCGCTAAAGCCGGATTGACCGCTAAAGCCAGATTCCCCAGAATAGCCAGAAATGCCTGATGCGCCACTGAAACCGCTATAGCCACTAATACCACTGTAGCCAGATTCTCCAGAGTAACCTGATTGTCCACTAAAGCCTGATTGTCCAGAGTAGCCACTAAAACCAGAATAACCAGAAACACCGGATCCGGAGTAACCAGAAATACCGCTAAAACCAGAAAGACCGCTGTGACCGCTATAGCCGCTTTCTCCACTATAGCCTGACTCTCCGGAGTAGCCACTATAGCCTGACCAGCCGCTTGTACCGCTAAAACCAGACTGACCAGAAAAGCCGCTAAGCCCTGTACCACTAAAGCCAGATTGACCGCTATAGCCTGAGTAACCAGAAACAGTTTCACCGCTATAACCAGAAAAACCGGAAGTACCTACTTCACCAGAATAGCCTGATGTACCTATGCCACTAAAGCCAGATTGCCCTGAGTAACCACTTTGACCAGAGTAACCAGACCAACCGGATGTACCGCTAAAGCCTGATTGACCAGAAAAACCAGAGTAACCTGAATAACCACTATAGCCTGACTCTCCACTGAAACCTGATTGACCTATTTCTCCGGAATAACCTGACCAGCCGGAAATACCACTACTACCGCTAAAGCCTGATTGTCCGGATTGACCAGACCAACCGGATGTACCGCTAAAGCCTGATTGACCAGAAAAACCTGAAGTGCTTGTGCCGCTATAACCAGAAAAACCGGAAGTACCTACTTCACCAGAATAGCCTGATGTTCCTATACCGCTAAAGCCGGATTGACCTGAATAACCACTAAAGCCTGAATCTCCAGAATAACCTGACAAGCCGCTAAAGCCGGATTGACCGCTGTAGCCGCTAAAACCTGAGAAACCTGATGCAGCGACTGCAGCATTACCACTATAACCTGAAAAGCCAGAAGTACCGGAGTAACCTGAAGTGCCGGAACCACTAAACCCAGATTGGCCAGAATAACCACTATAACCAGATACACCAGAGTAGCCGCTAATACCGGAAAAACCGGAAGCTGCAGCCGAGCCTGAAAGACCGGAATAACCTGAAAAACCTGAATCACCGGTTAAACCTACCTGGCCAGAAAAACCTGAAGTGCCGGACCAGCCTGAATAGCCTGATATACCGCTAAATCCAGATATACCTGAAGTACCAGACCAACCAGATATACCACTAAAGCCAGAAATACCTGAGTACCCTGAATTACCAGAAAAGCCTGAAGTACCAGAAAACCCTGAAGTACTTGCTCCACTAAAACCTGAAAAACCAGAAATACCTACTTCACCAGAATAACCTGAGGTACCGAATCCACTATAACCTGAATAACCGCTTGTTCCTGAATAACCAGAAAAGCCTGAAGCAGTAGAACTACCAGCTGCACCACTATAACCACTTGTACCAGAATAACCGGAATAACCAGACGCAGAGGCCGAAAATGCTGATACTGCGGTAGAGTAAGAAGTATAAGTTCCGTCCCCGTTATTGTGCTCAACGAAAATTAAGTCGTTAGCACTTAATGTGGTTATACGAGGTAACTCGTGTGGGAATATAAGAGTAGGATCGGCCATTGCGCGTTTAATTACTTATGGGACACCATATTAATTATCAGGGCTCTGTACAACAACATATGTAGTCGCGGATGCTCCGAGCGCACCTGTAGTTTGCCCCTGCGCTCCTGCTACACCGACATAATTTACCCAAGTTGCGTTTTCGTCATAATCTCCGTACACACTAGTGTTAGCTTGTGTGTTATCCTTGTAATTAAATACTTCTTTAGAATCTTTATCAACAAACTGGGTATATGCTTTAGTTTCTAAAACTTTAGGTAAGTTATTAACCTGGCCTTCAACCTTGTTATCATACACTTGATCACTAAGAGCTTCTCTTGGAGCATCCAATTCGAAGTTATAATCAAAGCGTTTCGCCTTTATCATCCAAACGTAATGGCCCATGAGTTGGTTATTTTCACCACCCATTTCGTCAACTCGTTCAGTTATTTCAAATATGCGCCCGTTTCTTCCTCCCGGTCTAGTTGAACCGTATTCAGTAAGCTGTAATAAATCCCCGGCTTTCGGTTCATAATTTGACGCAGACAACACTCCACTAATTGCAGTAACTGTTGCATAAAAAGTGTCTATAGGAATAATTGCAGTTAAATCTGCCTGTCCTTCTAAACCAAACTTACTAAGAATGATATTATCATTGCTAAGTTGAATAGCCATTACTATTGGAAACGGTACTGAATACCTTACCAATGGTTGCTCACCATAAAAATAATCATGAGCAGATAAATTATAACCATTAATATAGTAGCTAACTTGCATACCATATTGGCCGATTTGTTCTTTCCACCAATTGTTCCAAAGCTGTTGCTCGGATTCATTATTACCAACATCTAAGTATCTCACCCCGCTTGTACCATACACACAATTGTACCCACCACTTAATTGATAACCAACTTGGGAGGTTCCGGGCGGTACATAAGGTCCTGTATTAATACAGTATTGTGCAATGGACATAAAAATATTTACTATATTGTATAGAATTAACATTAGATATACTAAATAATATTGATAATGAAGCTTAAAAATCTTTCCGACCTTAGCGAAGCATATTCCAAAGTTGCCGCGATTTCTGTAGAGCAGCAAGAAGTTGTTACAGAAAATAAAGCAGACTTTATTCTTAATACTGATGTTACTCAGTACCTATCCGAAAATGTTAACAAACCAGGTCAAGCACTTGGTGGTGGTCCAGGTACCGGCAAGGGTGGAATGATTGAACCACTTGCAAAGAAGACTGGCCCGGTAGGTCTTAAAGGAAATAACTTTAACGAAGTGGATCACAAGGCTGATCCAGGTTCAGATGCTAAAGTAATGAAGAAAGAAGAAGAGCATGATGAACCAGCATCCGAAAACGAACATGAGGATGAAGCCGCAAAAATTACAACTCCTGTAGAAAAAGTTAAGGAATCTGCACAGGAGAACAATAAATATAATTACAAACCAAAGTTTACTATGTCAAAACCAAAATTCGATCAATTATACGAGGAAGCACTTAAGCGCGTTCCTTTCACTGAAGATGCTGATGCAGAAATGGCTGATGAAGGCGATATGCATCACGAAGACGATATGGGCGTACCAGGCGCTGATGATGCAGCAGCTGATGCTCCAGAAGTTGATATGGGTGGGGATGAAGTAACCATTACTCTTCCAAAAGATCTCGCACAAAAGCTTCATGACCTTTTAATGGCAAAGCTCGGTGGTGAAGAAGAAGTAATTGGTGCTGAAGAGCCAATCGGTGACGTTGCTGCAGAAGCAATCGTAAACGAACCAACACCTAAGGAAGAAAAGGGCAATAATGCTGCTCTCCAAGGTAAGAACAATAAGGTTGGCGATCTTCATGCAGTAAAGCACGCTGTAGAAAAGGGTGCTGCTAAGGAAGCTCCAACACCTAAGGATGCAGAACATTTCGATTCAAAGCTTCAAAACACCAAGGGTGGCGCTAACAAGACCGGTTCCGGTACTGTAGCAACTCCTGGTAAGAAGATGTTTGAATAAGACATAGTAATCTTATAAATTGCAAAGCCCGCTTCGGCGGGCTTTTTTATTGTCTTAAAACAACATACCACCAGCATATCCGGTGGTTGCTTGACCAGTACCTAAAGGCTTCCAACCTTCAGCTGCTAACTCGTCTATTTCAGAATTACCTGAAGAGTCTCCACTACCTATATAGGCTGGGTTGCGAGTTTGTATATCTTCTTTTTTCTTACCCTTTGAAATTTTGTTATATACTGCATCAAGTTTAGGTATACTACCTTGATGTGGGTCAAAATTAAATGGCATTACCTTTAGTGGTTTACCGTTACCATCTTTCTCTATTACTTCATAGTACTGTTCAATAACTTTACTATCTAATACAAATATAGCCCAAATTAATGCTTCTACTCTATCGTCAAGATAATTATCAGTTTGTTTTTTCCATACACCGTTTGCTTGACGCACATAAGTTTTAAACTCATTTAAAGTTTGTTTATCGTGTATAGTAACACAGCGCAACACGTTCATCCAATATCTAAAATTAGCCATCGAGTTGTACTTGCTATTGACATGAGCAAATACCCCTAAGCGGTTTTCTTTATCAACCTTTTCAGTATACTGACCCATACTTGGAGTGTACTTTATAATACCCTCGTAGTTGTGAGTATGAACTAATGAATCGACAACTTGAGCACCACAATTGTTGCGTTCAATTAATAGAGGCGGGGAACCCCATTCGCGGGCAATATCTAATAACTTTGCTGCAAAGTTGAACGGGTCTAATTTATTATTAGCATATACAGCTACCTGTTCAATATTAGTTAAGTCAGTTATATCTACTATCTGTATAACACTATTTGCTCTACCAATACCTTCTCCTACGTCTACCCCGATAGTATAGAAATGATACTCTTGTCTATCTTTATAAATCTTGTAGTTACCTTCATCGTCTTCAAGTATAGGTTCAATAGCATTTCTTTCCATCAAGTCAAGTTGATCTTTATCTAAAGCATTTTCACCTGCTGATCTAAAAGTATTGCCGTATTCTTGATCGAACGCTTCTTGAGAACCGAGTGCTTTACTCATTTGTTCTCTCCATTTTTCGTCTCTACCCGGCACCTCATGCCAATCAACTCTTTCGTGATGCCAGCCATTAGTACCTTCTACCGCACCGGTATAAATATTGTAGAACAAATTACCAACACCATTAGGGGTTGATAACATAAAAATTTTAGACTTCTTGGATGAGGAAATAACTGGAAATACCGATTCCCAAAAGTCATCCATAAACCCTGCATCAATAAATGCAGCTTCGTCAATAAGAAGACAATTAATAGATTCACCTCTAGCTGCATCGGATGTAGTAGTACTAATGCCAATTGATGAACCATTTGCAAGAGACAAACCAGTTTTTGCATATTCGATTACACCCGGCTTAAGAAAGTTAGGTAACATCTCATACGCTAGACGAATACGTTTAAAGATATTGATTGCCGTGGATTCTTTGTTCGCTATTAGGAGTACTCTATAGTCATCAGTAAAGCATACCATCCATAAAGCAAAAATGGTTAAAATAGTGGTTTTACCAATCTGACGGCTTGCAAGTACCACATTAAATCTATTTTCAACTAATGCCTTTAGAATGCGTTTTTGGTAAGGATAAAGCTTAATTGGTTGCTTACCTTCATCTAAGTTAACGATGTAAAAGAAACGAGTAAAGTGTAAGATAGACTTTCTAGCTCTTTCTAAATCTTCTACCATCTCTTGAGTCCATTGGAACTCAGTTTCTGGTTGCGGTAAATTTTTATTACCGAGATAAAACGTTTGATCTTTAGGCTTTGCCATTAATATATTTCAACTTGAGGTCCAAGGCGACTGGTTTGCTTGCTGTTAGCATCGCATAGATTGCCTTGATTTGATTTCTTTGCATAGAGTGCAAAATCTTCACCTGTTATAACATACTGATAAGTCTTTACGCCTAAGAGTAACATACCTACCCAGCCTCCTTCGCTCTTGTATTGGTCGAATAACATCTTTTGCCAAACCACTCTAAAGTTTGGCGACCCAAAAGATTCTATTATTTCTGGAATCTGTGCACCAAACCAAGCATTACAAGCTGCCATTATAAACTCTCTTCCCTTTTCCGGTCCTCCAAAAAATGGCTTAGTACCTTGCATTACTGTAAAGCTAGCCCGTCCTGGTTCTAATGCAGTTAATAAACGTACCATTTCATCTTGATTGATATGTGTATCTCCTATTCTACCGCCTTTACCAGAGCCACTTGCAGAAGCCTTAATTTCTACTTTACCTACACCTTGTATAACAATGTCGCCGGGCATACCGTAATCGATTTTCGAGCTTAATAAAGTAAGAGCATCTTCTCCGGGGCCTGCATCTGGTTTACCTCTATATTCTTTAAAGAGACGAGTAAAGAGTTTTGCAGCAAATTTATCCTCAATAAAATTAGTTACGGGGAGAGGACGTTGCATGGCCTGGCCCGGTATAAGCTCTTCAATATTAATAAAGCCTACTTCCGGGTTTTTATACTTCTCAACAAAGTCGGTAATTTCTGCAACACTACCTAAGCCCATAATAGCTTGAATAAGCCAGTTACCCGCTCTCATTACCGCTGGATCAATAGATCCTCGAGTTGAAATTGCTTCTTGTATACGCGGTATTAGAGTCTTTCTATGTAGTATAACATCGATATTGTTTAAAGTATCAGTATCTACTTCATATTCTTCTGTATCCTTATTATCGTCTCTTTGAATAAGAATGGTACCGTTTTCAACAACAGGAAATAGATTAATGGCGGGCTGACCAAAAATAGACTCTTTGTAAAGCTCACTTAAATTTTTGTATGGCAAAAATTTTTTCTTTTTCTTTGTTAAATTTTTATGTAACATTAGATATATTTACTTTAAAATATCAATAATATACGTAAGTATTGTTTTAATGCCTCCGGTACCGTTAACTAACTTCTCGCCTGGTCAACAGGTAACGGTACATACTATGCCAGCACAACCAGACTTAAGTTTAAGATTAAGAGAGTTAGGCATGGTAGAAGGAAGCAATTACGAGGTTACTCTTAAGAAGGGTAATATGACAGCATTAAAAATTGGTAATGCAGTATATGCTTTGAATAGTAATATTACCAATCAGATATTGGTTGAACAATACAAAGCTTTAAGTGCAACAGCCATATAGTAGTTGATTTAAAATCTATATCTACTAATATTATTTAAAACATATGAATAACAGACGCGGTAACTTTGCACTTAAGTTCCCTAATAACAAGACCGTTAAGTTTCGCACCCGCGAGGCTTACTCCTATGCCTTTGAGGTAATGTCTCGAGGCCGCTTTACGAGTGTTGGAGACATGTATAGTAGAGTGAAGAAGTTGTCAACTGGTTTCGAGATTGCTGAACCTTCTTCGCGTAAGGTTAGAGAGTTCGAGACCAAGTTCAATGGTATTGATTTCGAGGATTAAAATATGGCTACAAACAAACACGGGGTTATTATTCCCATTGGTAAGATCACGCGCGAGAGTGCAGCAGCTATTCGCGCTCGAGGTGGAGTAGCACGTACCATTCGCGCTACCCGATCAGATAAAGGAAAGAAGAGGAAGTAATATGGCTAAGAACAGAGTTATAAAGAACAGACCAAGCTATGCTGAAAGTGCTGGCGATAAGGCCGCGTACCTTAGACGTCTAGGGTATAGTGCTCGTAAGCAGCGCTCAGACGCAGGTAAGAAGAGAAAGTAAAATTAAAGCCGACCTAAGTCGGCTTTTTTTATGTTAATTACTTATTACTAAAATCAATTCCTTTAAAATCGTTTGCCATTGCACCAGCTACCGATACAAGGTAGTCATCGGCTAAAGTGAGCTTGGATTGGATCCAGGCCTCAATATCGGCATTAGGAGACAATTGAGTCATCATATCTTTAATGCGTTCGGCATTACGAATAATTTCATCAATTTGTGAGCCCGCCATTTCGACTTCATGGTCTTCCATGGCTTGTGCTTGAGGAGGAAATTCGTTGATTGTAGGCTCAACGGTTTCGAGTAATTGTACGAGTTTGTTAAAGCTGCGGTCTTTCATAAATTACATATACTCTCCGTATTCGATTTCTTCGGTGTCTTGAATAGCTTCATCACGTGCTAGTTCAAGTGCTACCCTTTTAATCTTTTCAAGAGTCTTTGGATCAGTTACCTCTACTCCATTACCTTCAGGGTCGGACACATAGGCCTTAATATCGAGCACGGCTACTGGTACCATAGCATAAATATCACGACCACGGTCTTGACGAGCGTCGAATTGATAATCGATAGCTTCTCTTTTACGTTCGAAGTTACAAAGTACGTCGTAAACTTGACCATCGATTTCAAGATTATCCTTTTGCCACTCATATTGAGTAGAATCAGCTTGTTCGAGTACATCGGCAATCTGTTCGACTGCGTCGTACTTTTCAGCTAAGATCTTATAAACATCTCGTTTCATATAGTATATACTTACTTGTCTCCGTCGTTACCAATAGCATTTACTGGACAAACAGTTATGGCTTCTTCAGCACGTTCAATTTCTTTTTCCGTAACCGGTTGTACGGCTACGTAACTAAATCCCTCATCATCGTTACGTTTAAAGCTCTCAGACGTCTGCCTACATGCATCACAATCAATACAGGTATCATCGACGTAGTATTTGCCAGGAGTATTAAAAGAGAGTCTAAAGTTTTTATCAGCCATATAGTTATTTAGTAACTACAAAACAACAATCCCGCCCCAAAGCGTTGCCGAAGGCAACCACCCAAGGTGTTTATTTTTCCTCGTCCGAAGACTTACCCACACAATAGAGAATGAACAAGACGGCGGGAATAGCAATAAACCAGTACGTAACAACTAAGTTCCAAAGCCAAACAATTACACTGAAAATAAGACCGATAATAAACAAGAACACCAAGGCCAATATCCCTAAACCGTTATTGTTATTATTATCACCTCCGGAATCGTTCTTACCGTGGTAGTAGTGGTGGTATTCTTTACGCGACATATATATTAATTGAGCCCGGGTTTATTACGTCCAAGACCGGCTTTCATTATCTTCGCCGTATCCCTAATACGTTGTATTACATCCATACGGTTGTTGGCAATTGCCATTTTACCGATTCCATTGATCACCGTATCATAGTACATATCAGCTTCTGCCTTATCCTGAGCTATCATCATGATAACTTGAATGAGTTCTCTTATAATGTCAGCGACTTCGGCATAAGAGGTACTCGCTAAACGTTGGTAAAATAGAGTAATCAGTTTCTGCAGATTATTAGAACTGTACCCTTCCTCGGCTACGGCCTCAGTAATAACCACACCTTGGTACTTAGCAGCGAGTATATTATCGGTATTCTTCACAATGGTACTTACACGGATGTACTCTAGTTCTAGGGCGGATTACTCGAGAACCCCTATATAGGAAATTTACCTAAAAAATTTTGCGCAAAAAAAATTCCGAGTTCCGAGTTAACGGGATATTTGGAGAAAGGGCTAATATAGGAAACTAGGGTAAAAAATCCGTTAAAAAGTTGCATGCACGTTTCCGCACCTATTTTCTCCCCCTATATATAAAACTAATTTCCGCGCTTAGGTATGGATTTCGCCACCAGGTTCTATTAAACCTTATGTCGCATTCGTGTACTTAATCGAATCGACAATGACAGGCTCAACGCATACTGTCGTAACGACCTCACCGTTCTTATTAGCATACGTCCGTTCAATGCGCGGATACTTCTTAGCATACTCTTCAGAGGTCATCTCACCGAGCGCCTTGCCCTGAAGTAAGATCGGCTTAATCATCTTAGCCTTCACTACCGTCTTCTTCTGTGCACCCTTAGCGGTGTCAGTAGAGACATCCGCACTCGCGCTCGACCGCTTCGCAGATGCGACCGCGCGTGGCGAAGTAAAGTTATTCACAAATGCCTCAACACTACCAGCCTCTTCACACTTCTTCTTAATGATAGCAGCGTTGGTGTACTTGACGGTGACGCCTGTGACCTTACAGACGAGGGTGAGTGACTTAGGAGTAATCATAATTGGTTGATTGATTATGCGATCATTATGTGAACAATAAGGACAAATGGCAAGCTCTTTCTTGAATGTTCTTCTACGTAGCTCATTCACTGACGTTCATCAGCTGCTCTTCAGACAAAAATACTCCTGCAGGCGTCAGTTGTAACATTTGCGACAATGAACAATTTACTGAACATTTCTTGCAACAAAGTTGAACAGAGTGCACAGGAATTGACCTACAGGAGCATAAGTATTTATGCGACATGAACAACAGAATCAACTACTTGATTCCTGATGATGCTTCATCAGGCATTTACAAGATAACTACGTCCGATGGGCATTACTACATCGGATCGACTAACAGCTTCAAAGATCGATTCAAAGAGCACGAATGTACTCTTCGATTGAGGACGCACAGCAATCCGCACATGACGAACCGGTACCATGCTTCTGCTGACGTATGGGTGTACGAAAGAGTTGAAGAGGTGCCTGTCGATCGTCTGCTGATCGTTGAACAGATGTACCTTGACAAGCATTGTGGCAATCCTCTATGCATGAACATCAACCGCAGTGCAATCAAGCCGCCGAGTCGTAAGGGAGTAAAACTAACAGACGAGCAGCGGTGTCAGCTGAAGAAGAGAGTGATAAGAGATCGAGCGGCTTGGATTGAGAAGCTAAGAAAAGCTAATACCGGAAGAGTGCATTCCTCTGAAGCCAAAGCTAAGATGCGTGCTGCTCGTTTAGGAAAGAAAGGTAAGGCTACTCCAACAACCTTTCAGAAAGGCCGTGTGCCTTGGAATAAGGGTAAGAGTACTGCTGTACAGTATGTTAGAGGCTGTTACGAAAGGCAACTAGTTTGTCAACCATCTCGTTGAATTGTTCTTTAGTCCAAACTTGTTGGTACGTCTGCATACCACCATTAGTGGAGTAGCTAGTAATGATCTTACCTTCATCCGTCGACCAGTCCTTATCGGCGTCGTAGCTACGAACTTCGTAGATGAACTTCGTGTAATCGTTAATGTTCTTCATTGTCCGTACAGTATGGTGACCCTTATCGGATATGTCAAGCTCAATCGCCAACGATGATGTAATCGAATTCAGCGTCGTGGATGAGGTACTTGCGAAGGGCTTCGAACTCCTCCTTAACCTTATCGTCGAGGGTGATGTAATCCTCGATGTGCTCTTCGAGGAAGTAAAGCCAATCTTGCGTCTTCCATACCGGCCAGCTGGGGTCGAGCAACTCGTTAAAGTCCTGGATGATAAGCACTTGTAACGGCTTCGATAGGTGCTTGACTAGCTGGTGATCAAAAACGAACTTCTCGGGCTCAAGCTTAATGATGTCCTTCATTGTCCGTACAGTATGGTAACAGTTATGGGATATGGCAAGCTTTTAATCGTTAATGCTGATGAAGATGTAATCAAATTCAGCTTCGTGAGTGAGGTACTTCCGAAGGGCTTTGAACTCATTCGTAACCTGCACTTTGTACTCCTTCGTAACATTATCGTCAAGAACGACGCACTCTTCGATGTACTCTTCGAGGTAGCGAGACCAATCTGCGGTCTTTACCAATGCGTCAAAAGGATATGCCGTCTTGTCGCTGTACCAGTAGTCTTCGTTGTGGCCTTTGATGATATCTCGCAACGGCTTCGATAGGTGCTTGGCTAGCTCATGATCGAAGACAAACGTCTTGGGCTTAAGCTTATTGATATTCTTCATTGTCCGTACAGTATGGTGACGATTGTTGGATAGGTCAAGCTAGAAATTGCTCTCGAGAAGACTCTTCAGATCCTTGTAATAATCAAACACTTCCTCATACTCCTGCATATCATCATCCCAGCGCCAGTGACAAAGAGCATACTCCTTAAACCCTTTATCGAAAAAGATACGATACGTACCTTCGTACTCGTCACTGAACCACTCACAGTCTTTCTCGTTCCAATGAAAGCCGAGCTCGTGGAGTTTGTTCTGTTGTTCCGGTGTAGCGTCGTTATTCATTGTCCGTACAGTATGGTGACAGTTACGGGATAAGTCAAGCCTTATTTCCAACCAATTGCCATTGAGGCAGCTACACCTCCATCATTTTCCTGACTACGCTTAGCAGCCATTACCTTGGCGTAGTACTCCCCAGTATCTCCGATGAAGTACGAATCACCAGCAGGAGCGAATCGCCACTTCCTCAAGAGGTCCATGTAGCTTGCTTGATCAATCCAATTTTTTTGTTCGGGTGTCATGTTTAGAAAGAGTCGACTAGTTCCAAGTCATCGTGAACGGCCCAGAAGCTGTACGAACGACCCGTCGACAAATCCAGGAGCGTGTAGCGAGGTTCGGTCGGATCGGTATCGTCAACATCATCGATGCAGAAGGTCCGATCGGGACGGTTGCGAACAAGCTGTCCATCGAGGACAACTTGAGCATCGTGGAACTTAACAAAATCTCCTTGTACAAACATAATTGTGTGTGTTGGGTATGGGTTGGTTGTTATCTCTTGTGTAATAGGGATACTCTTAAGAGCTCCCTATTACTCTTACTCAAACTTAACGCTCTCTACTTCAGCAATCTCATCAATAAGAATCTCGCGAATCATATCAGAATTGTCGTAAGCGTAGATGTTATCGTTCATTGTTCAGATATAATGGCGTAACTGTTACCAAATTGCAAGCTTTAATTGTCATAGGCCAGTAAAAAACGGACATCGTAGTCGTCCTTCTCGAATGCACGAGCAGCTGCGAGGAGTGCCTTCCAATGTGTGCAGTTAGTCTTGGACTTACGGAGAGCCTTGGCTAGCGTCTCCACACTACAATGCCCATGCGAGTGCCAATCCGGGTGCGTTACACCCATCGGATTGCCATCCTCGTCGTAAACAACTTGAGACACCCCTCGGCGAGGGGTGACCCCTCGCAGGACCCATTGCGCCGCTGTCACTTCTGCAGCTGATGCTTCGTTCGGATTTTCTGTCTTAGAGACCCGAACCAGGTTCCAGTTATTCGCTGACCACGAGGCATCCTTAGGCCATCCTGGAGTAGCCATCGGCTCATCGCACTGGCCCCGGACGTTGGAGAGGGCAGTGAACAGTTCGTAGCTACGTCCTGGACACAGCGGCTCGTGCGTGAAGCTGTGCCAATGATTGAAGTTCTTGTGCTTGGTTTCGAGAAAGATATGAATATCGCAGCCCATATGTGTTATTGATTGTTAGAAGATTATGGTTACTCTCTTGGCTTAAGGCAATAAAAAAAGGCCCTTAACGGGCCTTTTAAATTTATTAAGCAAGTTAAAACTTACCAATTACTCTTACACAATTCTTCCCACTTCTTATTCATCTCTTCATCCCAATTCTCCCAATTCTTCACCCAATAAAACCATTCACTCTTCTCGCTAAAAACAAACTTTAAACTCTCCTCATCAATCCCAATACTTCCTACCCCACTCTCTTCATCAATCTTAACAATACTATCCTCATCACCTTCATCAAAGCTATACACAACACTACTCAAATCATTACCCTCAACATCCTTAAACTTACCTAGCACATCACACTCTCCATAGCCCATGTAAACGTCAATGGTTCTGAATTTCATAATGTTAATAATGTTAGCTTTTTATAAAATGGCAATAAAAAAAATAACTCACTCCTTCACTTCAACAATCTCACCCAAATACTTCTCACCACAAACCAAAACATCATTCTTAATTTTCATACCATTATTATGTGAACGTTTTTGCAATATTGCAATAAAAAAAAGCTCACCCAGATCTGGGTGAGCTATTGGACCTAGCGTTGGCCTTGGTCAGTACTTAGGCCTTCTTCTCAGCCTGAAGGCGCTTCCCCTCGCGGGAGAGGTACGTGGTCTGGAGCTTTTCCAGAGAGCCGTACTTTTGAATCACCTTATCGATGTAAGTCGGTGAGGTGAGCTTGATGGTCTTACCCGTCACAACGCACTGCAGGCAGAGCGGTAGAGCATAACCACGTTCGGCAATCCGCTTAGCGCGGTTAGAAGCAACGGTAGCGGCACGCTTTGCAGCGGTAGTATTAGCAGTAGCAGTATTCTCAGTCATGTTAGTTATCCTTAGTTTAGTTTTAGTTAGTACCTTATTGGTATGTTATTATTCTAGTCCCTTTTTGTATTAAGTCAAGTAAAAAGTATCGATAGAAAGATTAGTAATTGTCGCTCGTAAGATCCTTGCAAATGAAGGCAAGATATTCTTTTACTAGTTCGTCACGATAAGCTTCCTTCTGGTCTTCGTTCTCGAATACGAGCTCGTCGTCCATGATCTTGTCGTTGAAGATCTCGTCGATCTCGCTGCTAATAAGGCGTTTGATTTCTTCGTAGGTGTCCATGTTAGTCTTGAAAGGCGTAGTAAACGTTATCGGGAATCTCATCTCGTACACAAGTATCGAGCCGGCGCATGGCCTGGGCAACTACATTTCGCGGTGCATCTGATTGAATCAGATTAGCGATGGAGATCAGATCCTCGTAGTCGCGTTGGACGAAGTCCCCTAGATGCAGGTACTTGTTGAGGTAACGGTAAGCAGAGTTAGCCACGTTTTCGGCGAGGCGATTGGTGTAGTTAACGTTCTCAATTGTCATACAAGTATTATGGTAACGTTTGCTTAAAATGGCAAGCTAATTGTGCGTTGGAAGTATGCGCACCCCACTCTGGGAGCTTCTGCTCCTCCACCATTAAAACTCTCAGGCTCACAAGAGCTGCTATGCAGCTTATTTTGTTTTGCTTATGAACGAGAATAAGAGCCTGAGAGTCGTAAGTATTTATGCTTATGAAAGAGAATACAACGGTTCCATCTAAACCTAACTTTAAAGGGCTGAAAGAAGGTACAAAAGAGTTCAAAGCACGTTCGAGAGAAATCCGTAATTGGCGGCTTTTGTATGAACCTGGCTACAAAGAACGTGTCCGTAATTATACTAAAACTTACAGTACCAATAATGCAGCTCGCATAAAAGAAATCAATAACAAACTTGAAAATCGAGTGAGACGTAACATGCTTCAAACTCAACGACGTCTAAAAAACTATGAAAAGCATCGAGCATACCATAAAGCTTACTTTGACAAAAACTATCAAACTAGTCCTTACTTCAGACTTAACCACATTCTTAGAGTCGGTTTGAGGGACAGTCTCCGGGATGGATATGACAAATGCGACTGCTTCGGTTGTAGTATCGTGGATCTAAAAGCACATCTTGAGCAACAATTTATGGATGGAATGAACTGGACCAATCACGGTAAAGCCTGGCACATAGATCATATCATCTCTTTATCACAGGGGATTAAACTAGGGCTATCCAGTGATAGCGTGTGGAACTACGTTAATTTGCAGCCGTTACCAATACATGTGAATCTTTCGAAGAAAGATCACTTACAGAAACAATACATGAACAAAATACTAGCTCACCCAGATGCACCAGATGAGCTAGTGGATATTGCGCTGGCGTTGCTTAGCTATTAACGTATTCCTTGATAGCCTTCTTACCGGTAGCAATCAAGCTATCAACCATCTTATCGTCGCGAATACTGGACCAGAGCCGGGTCTTAGCCATCTTACCCAGCCCGAATTGGGAGCTAAAGGCCTGACGAGCTTGGTTTTTACCTTCGTTACGAGTGCTAAAGTGGGTGTAATACTCAGTGCCACCCTGGAAGCAGTCAGCTCGATCGTCTCCATTGTTGCCACGTCCTGAGGCAAACAGCTCAGTCAAACGCTCAACCTTTGCAAAGGTCTTAGGTCCGAGCTCACGGACCGAGTGCTCAGCGTTGTCATTACGAAGAAGGAACCCGGCATAAAAGTTACGAGCTTGCTCTTCGTTCATCGGCTCATTCATCAAGCGAGTGAATTCTGCCTTCCACTTAGCCTGTTGACCTGCGTACGCATCAACAATTTCAACAATATTGTCCAGACGCACTACGACATCCTTGGAATGCTTAACCTTGCAACGGAGCTCGCTATTATTAGAATGAAGGTTGTAGTCGTAGGTATTGTTACAAACAACGCACGTATTGCTACCATTCACCCAGACTGCAGAGGACATATCATGCGAGTTACCAAATGAAAGATAATCGTAAAATTCGCGCTTCCCGAGAACATACTTATCCATCCCCTTGATGCTGATGGAGACAAACACCCGGCCACGATTGTTAACCGAGCCGACGGACTCAACCACCGCACCCTTAACCCCGGAGATGGCCTCGCCGATCATGTCAAGGAACTGCTTATTGGTCACCGGAGTATAGGTCCCGGCGAACGGCTTGCCGATGAACTGCTTATCGTCAGATCCGACGAGGATCTTGAACGGCACCTGCTCGCCATCGGTCGTCTGGAGCTGAACCTCCTCGATATCCCAATTGGTGAGCCAGTTATCCTTGAGGCCGAGATCGGCGTTGATCTCGGTGAGTCCGTGCCAGCCCATGTGACGGGCCTGCTGACGATCGCGATTAGTGATTCCGTGTGACATAATGTTCCTTTATTGTGTTAATATTATCGGTTCAGAACCGATGAAGTGCAAGCTTAATTTCAGATAAGAGAGTTCAGATTGAGTTCGACATCTTTACCACCTTCAGTATACGTATTATCAACTTTCATTTCGCTTTCGCAATAATCGATAAGCTCTTTCTTCTTCATATTCAAGAACTCTTGAAAGTCTTTAGCGAACTTATTACGAAATTCGCTAGGTACAATTTCATACGTATTGGGGAAATTCGTAAAATTGTAATTGTTCATAGTGAACGCTTTAATCTCTTGAATAGCAGCTGGTATGGTAACCGATCGATCATTCATATCGATCAACTCGTTCTTATGAATCAAACGCGTTTGCGCATATGCAGCCGGTCGACCAGACGTCTTTTCGTAGATCGTAATATTACGATCGTGTGAATGACGAGAAGAATCGTATGCACGAGAAGTCTTAATCTTGTAAGCACCTTTCGTCTTGTAATAGAGCTTACCCAAAAGAAACTTACGAGCAGTTTCAGTATCCGTCCACCCCACATACTTGCCGTCTTTATCGAACCATACAGAAATGAATACAGACGGGTTATTACCAAAATCAGGATCACCCGAATTGAATTGGGGATAGATCGGCAACGAAGCAGATGCGGGGACTGAATCGGGGCGGATGTTCTGTTGGTAACGTTTCATGTCTTAATTGTACGATGATTATGGTACCATTTTGGGCAAACGGCAAGGTTAATCTGACTTCTTTACGGATTTGATTCGCTTACTGTCTGGCTGTTGGGTGTGCTTCATTGTCCCATTAATGTAGCGGATATATCCCATTCTAGCAAGCTAAAAAGGCAGAACAATGTAATCATTAAGCTTGCAGGTCCCCTTAAGAGTACTACAATTACAATAACAAATCGGGAATTCAGTGCATTCCCGCCTAAGTATGGCTATATGACTAAAGAACAGCATAAAGCGTACTATCAATATCGCCTAGGTAAAAACCCGAGCTACAAAGCAGCTGCAATTACAGAAAAAGAAGTCGAAGAATATCAGAGACGTTACCACCTTAACGCAGTTCGCTCAAGAGCACGACGCGGCGGTTTGCCGTTTAACTTAACAATTGAAGATATTGTTATTCCCACGGTATGTCCTGTCCTCGGGATAACTCTTTCCCGAGGTAGCGGTTACCGATCAGGCTGCTCGCCTTCGATTGATCGCATTAACCCGAGCCTCGGTTACGTTAAAGGTAACATTATTGTAGTTTCCATGCGCGCTAATGAAATAAAAAGGGATAGCACCTGGCCGGAAATAATGAAAGTTGCAGAGTTTTACCGTAACTTAGAGCTTGCCAAGAACCATAACAGTGCCGATAATGTAGCACAATAAGGGACCTCGTTTAACCGGGATGACCCAGCCACCGCGGTAACGCGGATTCGATATGGGAACTCCTTGATCTTGGGAGTCAAGCTTAAAAGGGGGAGCCCGGGTACCTTTTGTTCTTTCCTTGCTACATGGATGTACCTATTATTGACGTCTATTCGCTATGCACCGAAATAAGTTGCCGTTATGTAACCACCAGTTCCCATTAGTTTAGGTTATCTGAGGTACCTTACCAAACATAGTAGGGATATGGATTTCTTATGTTCGGTTCCCCACCTATATAACCGCACATTAGGGGGGCTAATATGGGGATTTTGGGAGAAATTTTTAGAAAAAAAATTGGGGGAAACCTTAGGTTTATACGGATATATTATCCACTTTACCTAATCCGTTCCGTTCTCTCTTATTCCCCAATCTCTCTCCTCTCCGTCTCGAGTACCTGCATTAGGGTTGGCCATCTATCTTCGTCTACTCCATAGGCCTTGCCTGATCGACACATAACAATCATCTCATCATCATCTATGTATTCAATCTCTTCTATACGGATTCTCTCCGTTGGGTTTATCTTTACAAACATATTATTTCCTTTTATAACTCATTAGCTTCTCATAAAAGCTATCCCAGTGCTCATCATCACACCATACTACCCCTTGGTTGATTAGGTGTATTTGTGCTCCATTAAAGTCTACGTACTCTATTTGTTCTAGGTTTACTACCATAGTTTCTGATATCTGTGCAAACATATTAGTTCCTCATTGATTCTACCAACGCTTCGTATACATAGTCTTCAATCTCTTTACGAGATAATCCATGATCAGGTATAATACTATCCATCTGTTCGTGAGTGATATCAATTACATGTCTGGTATTGATCTCACCGTAATTAAATAATCCCCTTGCCGAATCCTTCACGGCTGCTTTAGTGATGTAGTTGTTTTTGTTCCACTTCATTTTTAGTTCTGCCTCTGTCTCTAGTTACACTTCTGGATTTGGTTGTTTGAATTTCTCAGACCGGAAGTATGCCCTTTAGTGTATGGGTACATTATGAGGTACGCTCATACACATGTATAGGTAAATTATGAGGTACGTAATCCTTTACTGACGGCCTCCACGAGTAAACGTCTCCTTCTACGTAATCCTTTACTGCCGGCATGCCTGAGTACTCATCCCAATCTCTGAATACCATATACGGCTTAATATCATTATCGAATATCTGTGCCATCGTCTTATACAATTGCTCTCTTTCTTCTTTAGTCATACCTGTATACTCGGACTTATCCAATCCATAATCATGTCGAAATGTATAGCACATTCCGGTAATGATCTCTTCTCTGGTCTTCATAACTGATATAGTAATATCAGCTCTTAGGAAATCAAGTACGAACTTTAACTACCGATGTATACTTCGAAGGTATGATCACCTGGAGCACCTTGTACCTCATACCACGAACGAATATCATCTACATCTCCGTACATATCTCTAACATCTTCACCTTGCATCACTGTAGCCTTCTTCCAATTAGATGCCATTGTCATGATCATGCCTTGAGGTTGGATCATCTTGTATGGATTCAATTGATAGAGCTCATCATCTTTAATGAAGTAAATGTACTTGCCGGTTACTTTAACCGGAGCACTTGCTCCTTTGATTTCAGAATACATCTCTGAGAGTACTTTATATGGTTTACGCATAGTATTATTTATTACAATCCTTTTAAATTTAGATCTACTTCTTTACCTTTACCATATATGGTATCTAAATTCTTTCGGTGTTCAACTTCTTTTTTCCAATCTTCGTAACTGTATTCCTTTCCATCTATATGCCATTGTTTAAATCCATCTTCATATTCAATAGCAGGACCATCTAAACGGTGATAATGCCCTTGTTTATCGCGCCAAATTTTATTATCAAAAAAATCTATAGTTAAAGTAGACTCATCTTCTGGACTTACATCTCCGGTCTTTTCATTATTATGCATTGAAACCTTTTAAATTTAGATCTACCTCTGAACCTTTACTATAGATAGTATCTAAATTCTTTCGGTGTTCAACTTCTTTTTTCCAGTTTTCGTAACTATAATGTATTCCATTTATCCACCATTGTTTATCTCCATCAGCCCATTCAATAGCAGGGCCATCTAAACGGTGATAATGCCCTTGTTTATTACGCCAAAATTTATTACCATTAATATACATCTTTAAAGTAGACTCACCATCTGGACTTACACCCCCGGTCTTTTCTTCTTGTTCAGTTAAAGCACTTATATTTAAACCAGATTGTTCAGAACCTTTCTTATGAATATTAGCTATGTTTAAACTCGAACGCCAATTCTCCATTTTATCTTTTAACTGAGAAGTTATATACTCTTTCATGCCTGCTTCTTTTTTACTACCAGCGTAAGCCCAAGGTCTTATATATTGACCATAAATTGTAAAGGCTAGGTTTAATACAGGTACTAGGGCTTTATCGTTTTTGGTAAGATCGATAAAATCATATAAACTTCTTACATACCCTATACCTATAGGTTCTCTGTTTATTCTTTTAGTTTCATATTCATCGTTATGATGTTTGTATATTTGTTCAGCAACACTTAACATTTGTTCAACGTCAGTTGCTTTTAAGATAGAATTATATACTGTTTCTAAAGAGGTAAAGTCTACCTTAATAGGTATTTGCTGCTCCAAAAGACCGGTCATCTTTAAACCAGTTTCTTCTTCGCCTTTCTTATATACCGGTCTTGCAGCAGTGTCTGTTACCCATTCAATATGTTCAGGTGAAGAGGTGTCTTTTAAGAAATCATTATAAAACCCAAAAAAGCGGTCGCGTACCATATCATCAACAACACTCTCTTTATAACTTAGATCTTTTAAATCTTCTGGTTCTGCATTATTATCAAATACTTCATCATATATATCTCTCCAAGAAAAATACCAATCTTCAATTGAAGCATACACGTCATCATCTAGTGTATCGTCAGTACGTTGAAGCCATTTAAAAAAGTATTTAAAGCCGGGCTTGTCTTTTATGTACTGCACTTTCTTTTTAATCTCATTATATTCCTCATCAGTCTCTATCAGACTAGTCATCTTTAACCCGCTTTCATCTTCCCCTTTCTTATATTCTGGCTCTACATTTTTCC